AAATTAAAACCATACAGAAAGTTGAGAGCGTACTAATGAGTTTATTGGAACAGGCATTTGAAGAATTTAAGATCGTTAACAAATCAGTTGTAGATGATGGATTGGGCGGTACAAAGATAATCTGGACAGATGGCGCAACAATAAGCGGTGCTATTGTCTTTAATGATTCGCCCGAAACACAGATTGCCGAGGCGTTGGGATCAACTAATGTTTATCAGTTTATCGTTCGGCGTGAAAATAACTTTGATTACCACGACGTTATTAAACGGGTAAATGATGGGAAGATATTCCGTATAACCAATAATGCCGATGAATACAAAACGCCAAGTAGTGCCAATCTCAACATGAAAGTATACACGGCGGAAGAGTGGGTGTTATCGTGAAAAAAATGTATGCACTACATGAATTTTGGTCGGGTTTTGGTTGGAAAGCTTACAGCAATTATTCCGTGCCGGATCGTGCAGAACTCCCCGATCGTTATATAACTTATGAAGCATCAGCGGATGATTTTGGACACGAGATAGCGCAAACGGCTATGCTGTATCACAGGTCTCCATCATGGGAAGATATCACAACGGAAGAAGAACTTATTGCCGATGCCATAGGCAGGGGCGGTAAGATGATCCCGTTTGAGGGCGGTGCGTTTTGGATACGCAAGGGCAACCCGTGGGCGCAACGCATGGACGAAGCAAACGATGATTCAATACGTGTAATTGCCTTAAATTATACGATAGAATATTTAGATTAATATTTTATCGACCGAACAATAAAAATTAAAATTTGGGGCAGATTTGACGCTCCAGAAAGGAAATAAAGATGAAATTTACACAGATACCCAACGACACATTCCAGAAGTTGCAGATGAACGCCGGAATCTTGGTTAAAGGTTTTACACCTGCAACGGGTACTATCACAGATATTATAGGCGCAACAACGGGAGGTGTTTCGTTTTCAGACTCAATAACTTATTCCGACATGGGCGAGGATATTGACAACGCCCCAAAAAACACAAAGGAATTAAAACACCTTGATTCACACGAAGTGCGTATGTCGGGAACATTTGTAACCATTGATGCGGATACGCTTAAATTGTTAGTGGGTTCAGCCGATACAGAAGCGGCAGGACATATTGTACCGAGAAACGATATTTTACAGACAGATTTTACCGATGTATGGTGGATTGGTGATTATTCAGACGTTAACACAGGCGAAAACGCCGGATATCTTGCAATCCATCTGAAGAATGCACTTAACACAGGCGGATTCCAGATTCAGACAGCAGACCAGAGCAAAGGCAACTTTGCATTTGACTTCATGGGGCATTACAGCATTGATGCACAGGATACCGTACCTTATGAAATCTATATTAAAGCAGGCGCAACAGGCGCGACAGGCGCGACAGGCGTATAGGGAGCATAATTTATGAAAAAATTATCAGATTATACAGGCGTTGAAGCTATTGAGTTGTGGGGCGAGTTGTTAGAACCAATGGCAAATATCATTGCCGACCCCGAAATAGCAGGTATGTTTAAAGAATCAGTACCAACGCTAAAGATTGTATCTACGGTGTTGAAAACTCACGCTAAAGATGCATCGGATATGCTGTTAAAGATAGATGATACGCCGTTAACAGCGGTAAACGCAGTTGCAAGACTTGTTAATGTGTTTACGGAATTTACCGAAAATGAAGAACTAAAGGATTTTTTCGGATTAGCGGAGCAAGAGGAAAAGACACAACTCGAATCTATTGGCTCTGCTACGGTGAATACAGGGGACGGCAAGAACTAAAGCCGTTCCTCTATTTCGTTAAGGCTAAAATCTTAACGGATATGAGGGAAGAAATCTTCCGTGAATATTTGACAACGGAAATTGGCACGGTTGGCACGAGGCGTGAAATGACGAAAACATACCATGAAGTTGTTAAAATGATCTACGATGATAAACCGCATAAAACGGGCGCAGAGATCGCAAAAGACGTGATAGAACGTGCAGGGTTAAGGATAGGTTAAAATGAATGTTTTTGATTTAGTTGCAAGGCTGACGTTAGATGCTAAAGCGTACGAAAACGGATTAAAACAGCAAAGCACCAATACTTCTTCTTTCGGTACAAAGATGGGCGGTGCTTTTTCAACAATGGCAAAAGTTGGCGTAACGGCAATGGCAACACTTACTGCGGAGATTGGAGCAGGCACAAAAAAATTAATTGATGGCGTGTCTGCCGTTGCTGAATACGGCGATAACATCGACAAGATGTCGCAAAAGATGGGTATGTCGTCAACTGCGTACCAAGAATGGGACTTTATATTACAACACAGCGGTTCTTCTATGGAAGCCATGAAAGCATCAATGAAAACGCTTGCTAATTCGGCGCAATCCAACAGCGAGGCTTTCGAACGGCTTGGCATATCACAACAGCAGATAGCCAATTTAAGCCAAGAAGAATTATTTGGTGAAGTTATCAAAGGATTACAGAACGTAGAAGATACAACCGAAAGAACGTATTTATCGGGGCAATTGTTAGGCAGGGGCGCAACTGAATTAGGAGCGTTGCTTAACACGTCTGCGGAAGATACCGAAAAAATGCGTCAATCCGTGCATGATTTGGGCGGTGTAATGTCAGAAACGGCGGTTAAGGATTCGGCACGATTCCAAGACAGCTTACAGGATGCACAATACGCCATCAGTGGATTAAAAAATAATCTGTTATCACAGCTATTGCCGAGTTTTTCGGATGTAATAGACGGCTTTACGGAGTTAGTATCCGGCACGGGCGACGGTTTCAAAAAAATCGAAGATGGCATTAGAAAAGCGATTAGCAATTTAACTAAAATGTTGCCGAAGTTTCTTGAAATTGGCAAATCTATAATCACATCACTTGCCAAGGGTTTAGTACAGAATTTACCAGATATCATCAAGACGCTTGCAGATCTTGCAATTGATATAATCCATAGCATAGTAGAAATATTGCCCGATATCATCAAGGCGATAATGACAGTTATTCCAATGCTGATACAATCACTTGCAGAAGCCTTGCCCGATATCATCAAAGAAATAGCAAGAGCAATACCGATAATAATTGATGCTATTTTAAACGCATTACCTACTATCATAGATGCACTTTTAACTGCATTACCAGATATCATGATTGCAATTATAGAGGCGTTACCCGTTATATTTGAGGGGATCGCAACGGCAATCATTGATAATTTCCCTGCGATCCTTGAAGCGATCGGAAAAGGATTTTTGAAAATTCTTGAAAAACTTGGCGAATTTTTCGCTGAACTTGTAGGTATCACAGATGAAGAGGGCGACGGAATCCTTGACGATATCGGGGATTGGTTCGTTAATTTGTTTGTTAAAATTGGTGAATGGTTCAAAGGCATAATTGACAGCGTGGTCAAATTCTTTACCGATGTGTGGAACAAGATCAAGAAATTCTTTACCGATACATGGAACAATATAGTTGGCTTTTTCACAAATATTGTTAACAAGGTAAATTCTTTCTTTGCTGATACATGGAACAAGGTTACAGGATTTTTCACCAATATATGGAACAGTATCACAACATCACTTTCCAATTTGTGGTCTAACATAACGGGATGGTTTACAAACCTTTGGAACACAATCGCAGGTTTTATATCAGATGCGGTTAATTGGGGTGCTAACATGGTTAAAAACATCTGGGATGGTTTTACTTCATGGGCATCTAACATTTGGTACAACATAACGGGATGGTTTAACGATCTGTGGAACAGCATTACAGACGTATTTGCTAATGCTTGGGAAATCGGTAAAAATCTTGTAGTAGGTATATGGAACGGTGTTGCAGATTGGTTTTCGTGGTTGTGGGATAATATCAGCGGATTCTTTGACGATATCTGGCAGGGCATTTGCGATTTCTTCGGTATTCAATCGCCATCGAAAGAAATGGCATGGGTCGGAAGTATGCTTGTACAAGGTTTAGGAAACGGCATCGATAAAAACGCTCCAAAAGTACTTGGAACAATGGAAGATCTCGCAGAAGATATGAACGATATCATGGACGGAATGTCTGGCGATATCGAACTGAATGCGGTTGGAACGGTTTCATCCGGCACAAAAACAAAAGAAGATCAATTGCAAGAACAGCTTGTTAACGTTACTGCATTATTGGAACGGTATCTGCCGTATATCGCATTGCCGAAAGAATTGCAGTTGGATAATAAAGTAATTGCCGGACAACTCGCACCTAGTATAGATGGTGAATTCGCAAGCATGAACACAAGGCAAAATAGAGGTGTAGTAGCATGGACATAATGTTTGATGACAAAAGTGCATTAGAGGATTTTGGATTAAGATTAAGTAAATTTACCATTGAAGCTCCAAAGCCGAAAAGAGTTACCGTTTCCGTGCCTAACAGAAACGGTGATCTCGATTTAACGTATGCGCTTTCTGATGAGATTTATTACGAAAACAGAAATATAGAGATCATTTTCTACATCGTGGATTTAAATAAGAGGTGGGACGCAAATTATGAAGCGGTGCTGAATTATATACACGGACAAAGACGAAATGTTGTTTTTGGCGAAAGCACGTGGAATTGGGATTGTTTTTGTGAAGTTACATCAGTGGATACACGGCATCAAGTAGGGGTTGTGACGGTTAACTGTGTAGCACATCCGTATAAAAAGCGTGAAAAACAGGTATCAAAAACCATCATGGACAGCGGAACGATCACGATTGAAAATAATCGTATGCAGTCCGTGCCGGAGATCACATCTACAAGTGCTTGTAGTATCGCATTTGAAGATAAATCGGTTGCGATCCCTGCAGGAACATCTATTGCAACGGATATCGTTCTTAAAGAAGGAACGAATACATTAACTGTAACAGGAACTACTAACATAACGATTAAATACACGGAAGGTGCGCTGTAATGTATAAAGGATATTTAAACGGTGAACTTTTTTGGCGAACAGACATTGATGATGAGGGATACAAGATTATTGATCCCTCGTTAAGTCTTTCTGCAGGTACGGCAGGTAGTCTTGTTTTTACATTGCCGTACGATAATATTAAATACACGGGGTTTTCGAGGCTTGTAGATTATGTCGACATTTACAGGGATAGCGAAATTATTTTTTCCGGCAGGGTATTCGATGATACCTTGAATTTCGATAAAACGAGAAAAATATCCTGCGAAGGAATCATGGCTGTTTTGAATGATTCTATTTTTAGACCTACAACATACCGTGGAACGCTTGCGAACCTCGTGCAAAGTATTATTTCAAACCACAATTCACAAGTATCTGCAGATAAACGTATATATATAGGAAACCTGCAAGTATCAGATGATAACGTTTATAGGGAATATGAAAATTACGAATCGAGTATGTCAAGGTTAACCGATCTTGTCAATTCTTATGGCGGTTATCTTTTTGTATACCGATCTGGAAATGCAATATATCTTGATTGGGAAGAGAATTTTGACAGGGCATCTTCACAAACAATTGACCTTGGAATGAATCTTCTTGATATAACACAGTCACAGTCTGCGGAAGATATAACAACTGTTTTGATTCCACTTGGTGCGGAATTTGAAAAAACAGATGGTACAAGAGAACGGCTGACAATTAAAAGCGTTAATAATAATCTTGATTATCTTGAAGATTCAGACGGCATAGCAGAATTCGGGATAATTGTAAAGGTCGCTATATGGGACGATGTAACAGAGGCTTCAAACCTTATGGTTAAAGGAAGGCAGTTTTTAGACGAGGCAAGCAAGTCAAAAGTCACAATTACATTAGATGCCGTAGACCTTTCGGATGCAGGATATAGCGTTGATCATTTTTCTATTCGACAGCGTATTCATGTAAAATCCAAAGCGCACAATATTGATGATATGTTTGAAGTAAAAAACATAAAACTTGATTTATTAAATCCGACTTCAAACACGTTAACGCTTGGAAGTGAAACTTACGGCTACATTTCTGCTATATCGAAGGCAAATAGCAAATATACAAATATAATCGAACACGTTTACGCAAATTATGCTTTAAATAAGGATTTAAAAGCTGTTTCTGTTCTTACAGAGGAACATACGACTTCAATCCAACAAAATCACGAAGCTATTGAATTAAGAGCGACAAAAACCTATGTGGACGGTGAAATTGCAAACGCAAAAAGCTATGCGGACACCAAAAAAACAGAAGCACAAAACTATGCGGATTCTGTACTCGCAGATTTCGAAAGCGGTGATTTTGCAACCGCAATCGGAAACCTGCAGGATCAGATAGACGGAAATATTATGTCATGGTTCTATGATTATGCACCGACAACATCAAATGTGCCTGCGTCAAATTGGACAACAATCAGCGATAAATTAAATCATTTAGGAGATCTGTTCTATCAAGGAGACACGGGATATTGTTATAGATGGCAATTGAAAACAACAGCCGACCCCGAACACCCAACAGCGAACGACTTTGAATGGGTTCAATTGACGGACGATGCTATTTCACAGGCTTTATCGATTGCACAAAATGCGAAGGATACAGCAGACAACAAAAGACGGGTATTCGTTGTTCAACCGTATCCGCCTTATGACGTGGGTGATCTGTGGTCGGATGGGGACGATTTACGGGTATGCACTCACGCAAGAGCAACAGGAAGTTTCACTGCACCGGATTGGGTATTAGCTACAAATTACATTGATATTGATGATGTAGTGATAGGTGGAAGAAACTTGATTCAGCAATTAGACACTGTTGATCTATCTGCAACAAGCAAACGCCCGAACATTAACGGAGATAAAGAAACGGGTTATTTATACTCCCCGAAAATTGACGTCACAGAAGCAAAAAAACACGGTGCAAGATATACAGCAGATGTGGCGACAAGACCGTATTTGGCGTTTGGTAACAATAACGTATCAACCATTAGCAAACATGGATTTCTTGAGGGTGATACTTTAACAATTAGTTTTGATTGGAAAGCGAAATTATACAGTGGTAATACATTAAATGGAACGCCAACTTTAAGAATTTATTTGCGTAAATTAGTCAACGGTGAGTCAAGTGTAGCCGTAGATCAATCAAAAATTTTGCACACGTTTAATAATGACGATCGTTCGGACAGGGGCGTTGAAATAGAGGGCAGGTGTGAATGGACGTTTACGATTCCCGAAAATATCAAAGGATTTAATTTCCTGTTTTCAACAAGTACAGCAACCGCATCATATTTTGGAGTTGGTGATTATGTTGAAATGACCAATATAAAATTGGAACGTGGAAACAAAGCTACCGATTGGACGCCTGCTCCCGAGGATATTCAGTTAAGTTTGGATAACTTGAACGAAGTTTTACAGTCGCAGATTGATCAAAAAATTCAGACATGGTATCAATCAGCAGACCCGTCTGCATCATGGGAAGATAAGGAAACGCATGACGGGGACTTGTGGTGCTACACAGGAGATACAACCACAACAAGGATCAAAAACGCAACGTATATTTATGACTATAACAGCGACAGTTGGAAAGATTACTCCGCAACTAAAGAACTGTTTGACAACGTGGATGCCAAGACAACAATTTATTATGGTACACCGCAACCGCCATACCCTGTGGACGTGGAATTAGGCGATTACCTCGTTGACGAGGAAGATGGTTCTTCTTATAGGTGGAACGGTTCGCAATGGATATCAGTGTCAGATTATGCAACAGCAATACTTAACACCGAGATAACGGGACTTGGTTGGAAAGTAAATTACAGTACGTTAACAACGCATAACACAGGCGAATGCTGTTACTATGGATATAACAGAAAAAACGAACCTGCGGAAGTAAATGGTTGGGTTTATTGGAACGGGGAACGGGTTTCGATCCCGTTTGGTTATTGGATAAAACCCAACAGGACAATGCCATACAATACACTTATATATAGCGTATACAGATATAACGCAGATGGAACGCAGGGAACATTCCATGATGTTTGTTATCTTGAAAGCACGAATAAATGGTATGCTAATACATATACGCCAATTTCAAGCAATAAAGGTGGAACGCCTTCAGCAAGAACGGAATGGACATGGAATGAAGAAACCGACATTATACTTGCGATGTATATCGAACCATCGGACGAAGGTGCGATTACTAATGCACAGCTTTTCAGTCCACCAAAGAAATTTGGCGAGTTGCAGGAAAGAGGGTATTCTGCATTACTTACATCTTTGCTTAATATAGAAGATGAATTGCAGGATCAGATTGACCAAAAAATACAGACATGGTGTCAAGCTACAAACCCTGCGTCAAGTTGGATCGCATCGGAAAGACCTGCTCACGAAAACGATTTATGGTACTACACAGGAATTACACCGATTGAAATCGGAAGTATAACTGTACAACCGACAGGAACGTATAGATATACGAAATCCGGTAATAATTACGCATGGACAGAATACGCTGTCAGCGATCTTTTATTTGATACGGTAGACAGAAAAGCATCTATTTATTACGGCACAACATCGTCAATAGTGCCGTCACAGGGGTACACGCTTGAAGATGGAGATTACCTTGTCAATACAGCGGATGGCTCTACTTATAGATGGCTTGCACAGTCTAATTCTTGGGTAACGGTTAGCGATTTTGCGGATGCAATCGACAAAATCCAGATAGGCGGTAGAAACCTGTTACCGGATACGGACGCTCCGTCTTTGGAGAAAGTAGCAGGTAAAAGTAGCCGTGCATTTACTAACAGCACAACTATTAGCGAAAACGGACAGGGGACAGAATTTGTTGCAAGGGCAGATGATATAGCGTTAGCAGATTGTCCGGCAAACATAACAAACGGTGTAAAATTCGTATGTACCGCAACAGGTGGATTACATCATATGTTGAGGTTCTACAACGGTGACGGAAGGTTGACATTTGAAAACGGGGAAACCTACACCGCTTCCATGTGGGTAAAGGGTTCTGTTGTTGACGCACAAGTAGGAATAACGATTTCAGATGTTGCAAATGTAATTGAAACATCCGATCAAAGATTAGTACGCATCGAAACAGCTAACAAGTGGACGAAATATAAATTCACATTTAAATATATTGGTGCTACAGGACAGGCTTTTATCTATTATGGTTTCACTTATAACATAGTAGGAACTGTTTACTGTTGCGCTTTTAAATTGGAAAAAGGCACAAAAGCTACTGATTGGACTTTAGCACCAGAAGACGTTGAGGAAGATTACAAAAACAACATATCCAATGTACAGCAATCTTTGCAAGGACAGATTGACGATAAAATTGAAACGTGGAGGCAACAGACTTCACCGTCTTTAGTTTGGACAACGGCAGAAGAACGAGCGAAACATGACGGAGATTTATGGCTTTACACAGGAACAACCACATCAGCATTGACAAAAAATGCAATATACCGCTATGACGGGGAAAACGACTCTTGGCAGGATTATTCTGCTACGGATGATCTGTTCAACGCAATCGGTACAAAAATGTCAATATATTATGGCGATCCCGAAACAAGCAGAACCGGATTAAATGAAGGTGACTACCTTGTAGACAACCGCACGAATAAAGGGCAAACATACAGATGGAGCGGTTCGGATTGGGTTTTAGCTACCGATTATGCAGGAGCGATAGCAACGTATAAAAGTTCTGTTGATGCAGATTTAAAAGTCATGGCGGACAATATCACGTCAACTGTTACCCGTGTTGAATATGTGGAAGGCAACGTGAACCTATTACCATATATTTATTATGATGAATATATGAGTGGAAACCCGTATGAGTACAACAGCCTTACATTTACAGTTAATGCAGACGGTTCTGTAACTGTTAACGGAACAGCAAGTAATGATACATATTATTACTTAACAGGAAAAACCATAACAGACCAAGTTCCTTGCGTTACAATTGATGAAAACAAGCTATACTCAATACATGGATGTCCCGCAGGTGGAAGTTCAAACACATACTATATTAGAGGAGGATTTTTTAGACCAAACCAAAATCCGTCAGCGAGTGGTGGGGCATATTTCTATGACTATGGTACGGGAACTCATACGAGCAATAAACTATACAATCATGTTGTAATCTGTATAGTAATTAAGAAGAATTATACTGCTAACAATTTAAAGTTTTATCCAATGCTTGAAACAGGAACTACCGTTCATAGTTACGTTTCTTCACGGGATGGAACAGGAGCAATTTTTAATCGTGTTGTAAGTGCAGAATCACGAATCACGCAGACTGAACGAGATATCACTTCTAAAGTGTCCGCAGGGGATGTAGAATCGATCATTAAACAGCAAGCCGACAGCATCCGTTTAAAGGCTAATAAGATCGCATGGAGTTCTGCCAATTCAAGTATGACGGAAGATGGAATATTGAGTTGCACAGGGGCTAATATTAGCGGAGATTTAACATCAAAAAAAGAAGTGGTTGAAAGCGGTGTCACAAAGTCTTACGAAAGTGAAATCGGTTCAATTTTTTATACGTCAAATAGGTATGGTGCTATTACTTACAAAGAAGGAAACGGCTTTTCGGTTTCTTACTTAAACGAAGGGAGTATTATTTCTCAATTTGCAGTTATACCGACTGATAATTACATTTTAGAAAGTTTGCAAATACCACATCATGCGACAAGGCAATATACATTCGGCACTTATAAAAGTTCAAGCGCAAAAGTGGTCATCGAAAGATATCTTGAAAATTATCATCAAATTGTTTTTTATGGTTCTGGATATCAAAACGGATCAGACGCAACATTCCACGTTGGTCATAACATGATTTTATGGCAAGCATACAGCGATGATTTTTCTGATGGGGATGATTTACCTGCAACGGGATTTCCCGGTAATTCACATGATTCTTTTTGCGTAAATGATACATGGGGAATTAATGTCAATTCTGTAAACGGTAAAAAAATAAGTCTTACATTAAAAGAAGCAGATGTCAGTATTTCGGCACGTAAAATAGAAACACCGCGCGCAGGGTCAACCATTATAGATTATGTTTGCGGAATGAAAGCAGGAAACTATTATATTTCTGTGTTATCAAACGATCCTAACAATAGAAGCGTAAAAATACAAGGCGGAAGCGGAACGTCAAACGGTGTTACGTTTTCTGATTTCTTTTATATTCGTTATGGTGTTGGATATATTGATTCTAAACAGTTACAGGTTGCAAGCACATCGTCAAAAAGATATAAGAAAAACATAGGATTAATGACAAATGAAGAATTTGATCCGCACAGGTTATACCTTTTAAAGGCAAAACAATTCATGTATAATTATGATGCACCGTTACAGTATAAGGATATGAAAGGAAAGATGCTCTGCGGATTTATCGCAGAAGACGTAGCAGAAATATATCCGACAGCGGTAATACATGATGAAAACGGCAATATTGAATCGTGGGATGAAAGACGAATCATTCCGGCTATGTTGGCACTTATACAAGAGCAGAACGAAAGAATTAAAGCATTGGAGGTAAAAAATGGATAAACCATTGACCGTGGCAAGAGGGGAATTTATGACAACTATCGTTAATGCTGTGAACGAAGCAAGGCTACCTGCATTCGTTATAGCAGAGGTTTTGACGCAAGCGTTAACAGTTGTTAGGGAACGTGCAGAAATCGAATATAAAAACGATTTAGACGCATACAACAAAGCATTGAAAGAAAGTGAGGAACAGTAAATGTTTATCGTATTGGAAATTCAGACACACGCAGACGGAACGGTTGGAACGCTTGTTGACTCATACGCAGACAGAAACGATGCGGAGAACAAGTACCATACAATTTTAGCGTATGCTTCAAAGTCAAATCTGCCGATGCACAGCGCAGTAATGGTAACTAATGACGGTGTTTTGATCCGTAGTGAATCTTACAATCATCCGCAAGAGGATGAAACAACGGAAGAAGCATAGGTGTTGAAATGGAGATCGTAAAGGAATTGATTCTACCCTTAATATTGGCACTCTTTACGGCATCCGGCTTTTGGACGGCTATCTTGTATCTGATTCAGAGAAGGGACAAGGCAAAAGACGCAACTACACGGCTGATACTTGGGTTAGGATATCGGCAGATAGTCCAACTGTGCATGGAATATATAAACCGTGGTAGCATCACAAAAGACGAATATGAGGACTTGGTCAAATACCTTTACTCTCCATATATCGAGTTAGGCGGTAACGGGACAGCAGAAAAGTTAGTTGACGAAGTTAAAAAGTTACCGATAAGGGAGGTGCAGTTATGATTAATTGGATAGTAAGAATTAGAAATAAGCAGTTCTGGATTGCGTTAATTCCGGCAATCATTGTGCTTATTCAGTTAGTGGCAAGCGTTTTCGGTGTTACGCTTGATTTAAGCGACATTGGAAACAAAATATTGGCGATCATTGACGCATTGTTTGTTGTCCTGTCGATTCTTGGAATTGTTACAGACCCTACAACGCACGGAATCGCAGACAGCGAACGGGCAATGACATATCAGCGTCCGTATAAGGGGGAATGATCATGGCAGTAATGACAGCAAAAAAATACGTTGAAACGCTAAAACTGATCGCAAGTTTAAAAACGAAATATTGGAATCAGTATCCGTATAATCTTGGATTTTATCATAGTGACGGTTATTACTCGTTCGATTGTGTTAATCTTGTAAAGGCTGTTTTAAACGGATGGAAGGACACAAGGGAAGTCGGTTATTATGTGCATCCACCTTTAACGCAGACGGGCGATTGTGACGAGTGGGGATTGTTACAGCAGTGTTCCGGCATTTCACAAGACTTCACAAAATTAAAAGATGTATCTGTACTGTATATGCAGGGTCACATAGGATCGTATATAGGCGATGTCACGATTAACGGCAAGAAATATAACTGCATCGAATGCACGGGAGCATGGGGCGGAGGTGTACTTTATAGCTATGTCGATTCCGCAGGACGCAGATTTAACCATAAAGGC